GATACCACCCACCACGTAGGACTCCACCTCCGTCTCCTGTGGGGCGACCTGAAGACCTTTAGAGGAGATCCAGTGCTCGGTCCAAGGAAGAGGATTAGAATGGATTGGAGCGTCGTACAGGGGTTTCAAACCGATCGCACGCATACGCTTGTTAGCAATCCACTCCACATACTTGACGAGGAGTTTGTCGTTTAGACCAATCATGCTGCCATCCTTGAACAGATACTGTGCCCACTCTTTCTCTTCTGCCACTGCGTTGGCAAACATATCGATGACAGTTTGCTCTTCTTCCTTGATGATCTCCACCATCTCAGGGTCATCACCCTTCTGCCATGCCTTGATGATCTGTTGAGTCAGCACAGTGTGCTGGTTCTCATCACGTGCAATCAGAGAGATGATCTTGGCAGATCCTTCCATCAGTTTCAGTTCACCAAAGGCAAACGAACAGGCAAAGGACACATAGAAACGAATACCCTCAAGGATATTGACGTTTGATACTGCCAGATACAGGCGACGCTTCAGTTCCTTACGGGTGTACTCAGCAGTAGGGGAATCAGAGAAATCTGATTGCCACATATTGCCACCACCCCACTCGTTTGCTACTTGCAGGAAGTCATCGTATGCCCTGGTCACACTCTTGGCACGTGCCAGGATGCGGTCATCATCCAGGATGGTGTCAAAGACCTCAGCAGGATCCGGATAGACGTTCTTGATGATGTATGTGTAAGAACGTGAGTGGATCATCTCCATGAACTGCCATACGTTCATGGCACCTTCCAGTTCAGGAAGAGCACAGTATGGAGAGAATGCCATACCAGGACCACGACCCTGCACAGAGTCCAGGAGGATCTGATACTTCAGGTTGGAAGTAAAGATGTGCTTCTGCTCAGGACGTAGCGTCTTGTAGTCACCACGATCCTTCTGAAGAGACACCTCTTCCGGACGCCAGAAGTATCCCAGCATCTGGTTGGTCAGTTTCTCAAAGACCGGATACTTATACGAGTCGTACCGTTGGACACCCAGAGGTGCACCAAAGAACATCGGTTGTGTCTTGGTATCAACGTGGTGATCGTTGAATACCGTCATGCCTTTGACGGACATACTCTTGTCGGAGGAGGTTTTTCTAAATTGCACAGGATTCACAGGTTTCTTCGTCTTCGGTTTGGATCGTGGCAACTAAACTTGCCAGATCGACTGCCGGTTCTTCCATCTCGTCCGACTTGAGGTCATGTGTATTTTGATAATAAGATGTCTTCCAACCATACTTGTATGTGGTTAGGAGATCATTTGCCATGACAGACACCGGCACTTCGTTGTTGTCATAGTCAGTAGGATTATACGACCAGTTACCAGAGATTGCCTGATCAAAGAATTTCTGCATGACAGAAACTACATTGATGTAACCTCGGTTACCTTTCATCTCCCAGAGGAGAGTGTACTGGTTCTTCAAACGTTGGTACTGTGGGACGACCTGTTTCAGAGGTCCCTTCTTTGATTTTTTGATGGACAGGCAATCACGGGGGGGTTCGATTCCGTTGGTGGCATTTGACACAACGGAACTGCTCTCCGAAGGCATTTGTGCGGACAATGTTGAGTGCCGTAATCCTGTTTCGGATATAAGTACCCGTAAAGAATCCCAATCATGTTGCAAGGCTACGTTTGAGACCTCATCAACATCCCTCTTGTAGTGATCAATCGGGAGTTGACCCTGTGCATATTTAGTGCGAGGGAAGTATTCGCATGCACCCTTCTCTTGTGCCAGTTTGTTCGATGCTTTGAGCAGGTAATACTGGAAAGATTCAGTCAGTTGGTGGACTGCATCCCATGCCTCTTGACTGTCATAGTTGAACCCAAGTTTGGCAAGGTAGTGTGCCAGACCAATGAACCCAATACCCAGTGAGCGACGTGCTTTTGTGCTGATCTCTGCTGCCTTGACAGGATATTCCTGATACTCAATCAGTTCATCCAGACCACGGACAGACAGTTCACACAGGTCCTCTAGTTCGTCGTCAGACCGTACCTTACCTACGTTGATAGCAGACAGGATGCACAGAGCAATTTCACCTGCTCCATCGATGTGCTGGATGGGATCTGTAGGCAGGGTGATCTCCTGACACAGGTTGCTCATCTTCACCTTGTCAGTGAACGAGGAGTGACTGTTGCAGTGGTCGATATTCATGATGTAAATACGACCTGTCTCTGCCCGTTCCTTCAGGATGGAGAGGATGAGTTCTTGTGCACCGATGGTGGTTCGGGGGATGGACTCGTCTTGTTCGTACTGGCAATAAAGACTGTCAAAAGAATCAGTGCCGAAAGCGTCAAAGAGCCCAGGCACAGCATGCGGAGAGAACAGTGAAATGGTTCCGTTCTGGATGAACCGTTCGTAGAACAGTTTGCTGAACTGGATCGAGTAGTCAAGTTTCCGGACACGGTTGTCTTCGGTGCCTTTATTGTTCTTCAGGACGATGATGTCTTCTATCTCTTGATGCCAGATTGGAAAGTGGACAGTCGCTGACCCACCTCGGACACCGTTTTGTGTGCAGCATCGCACAGTTGACTCAAACTTTTTGAGGAAGGGGACCACACCTGTGTGTTGAACCTCTCCGCCTCGGATCTTACTGTTGATGCCACGGATTGCACCTGCGTTGATGCCGATTCCTGCCCTCTGAGCAACATACTTACCAATAGCCATGTCGCTGCTAAAGATGCTATCGAGGGTGTCATCAACATCAACAAGAACACAGCTAGCAAACTGTCGAAGGGGCGTTCGCACACCTGCCATGATTGGCGTTGGGATGTTGATCCGGTGCCGTGAGATTGCGTCGTAGTATCTCTTGACATATGACAGACGTGTCTCTTGTGGATAATTAGCGAACAAAGTTGCCGCAATCATCATGTACATCTGCTGAGGAGTCTCAAAGACTTTGCCGTTGCTACGGTCCTGCACCAGATACTTGTCAACTACTTGACGAAGACCAGCAAACGTGAACAAATAGTCACGACTGTGGTCAATATACGTGTCAAGAGTGGCGATTTCTTTGTCACTATACTTATCTAGGATGCCCTTATCGTAAACGCCGAGTTCGATACAATTAGAAATATGTTCACGCAGAGAGGGGATGTCCTCAAGCAGACCATACAGTTGCTTACGTACAGAGAACAGCAGCAGACGTGCAGCAACGAACTGGTAGTTAGGAACTTCCAGGGAGATCAGGTCAGAAGCAGACTTGATCAGGATTTCTTGGATCTCAGCAGTGCTGATACCATCGAAAAATTGAATACCAGACTGGATTTCAACTTGTGAAGCAGATACGCCAGCGAGTCCCTCGCATGCTTTATCTACCATCAAATGCATCTTGTCTAGGTCAAGAGGTTCAATAGAACCGTCGCGTTTGATTACCTTTGTACCGTTGGTCATACCCGCTTCCAAGTTTGAAGTTTCAAGTTTGCTTCTAATCCTTTATAAGTATTAGATTCTATCAGAGTTTGGACATCATGTCCAGCAAGATGCATGTCATTCAAGTCCTTTTCATGAATGGATGATGGGAAAATGACTACTGGGTAAGACTGTGCGATGGTCTTAGTAATTTTAGAGACGATCTCCCTGGACCTGGGCTCGTTGTCGTATACGAATACAAATTTATAATCGAGAGTGCCAAGGTCAGCATCGCTACCACACATAGCAATAGCATTCCCAAGGAAGGCGGAGTCGAAGGGTCCTTCGGTGACATAAACTGTCTCCTCTTTGTCAATTTTATCTAATCCAAAAATCTTTGGATGGTCCTCATCAAGCATCATGGTGAGATATTTAGGTTGTACATAGTTGTCCAACGCCCTCCCCTGAAACCCGATAAGTTTCTTCTTTTGGTCGTACATCGGGATGACAATACGACCATGGTCACGTGACGTATTGTCGTACGTGGGTTTGAATGTATTACAGAACCTCAGGAAGTTCTCGGCATAGTAATAATCCTTGGGATTTAGTGATCTTTTCTCCAAATACCTTGCAGCATCTGCATTTTCATTTGCACGAGGTAGGTCTAAGGTCTTCTTGAAAACTGGTTTTGTGCCTGTATAGACAGGGTCAGGGGTAACCGTTCCCTTGCCGGTGATGCCCTCCTTGTATCGCTCAAGGACGTACTGGTCATACAGTTGACGGTCCCTGTCCTTCAGGAAGTATGTAAAAGACCTTGACTCACCACAGTTATGGCACTTGAAGTTGAAGTCGGTCTTTACTTGGTAAAGATATCCTCGTGTTTTATTCTTATTCTTCTTGGAGTCCCCACAGTAAGGACACCGGAACGTGTATAGGTTGTCTTTTATTCTCTTGAACTTCTGCAGACGAGCGGACACCAACCCGATGTATTTGGCATCAATGTGGAGCACGCTACCGTGTCTTACTTCGGTACTACCATAGCATTGGTAGGTTGACTAGTCAATGACGTAAAGATTTTGTTACCAATCGGGGATACGGCGACACTTATGATAGTAAGAGCACCAGCGATGCTCCACATTTTCTTTTCAATTGACCGTAGACGGGTATCGATCATACGAATGTCCCGCTCACAACCCTCCTTGATCTTCGTTGTCTCCTCCGAAGTCATACGACGAAGGTCGTCAACCTTTTCAAACAAGACAGTATCGACCTCGTCCTGCTTTGCTAGTTTCTCATTATGCACAGCAAGAAGTTGACCCATCTTTACGGAGTTATCTTGTAAAGATTCAACAACTTTTTCTAGTCTTTCAAGTATAGCGGTGTTTACTTGCTCGTTGTTCACTTCGGCATCCAGGTTTTACGTGACCTAGGTCCAAGGTAAGCATACTTCTTTTTCTTCCTCCGTACCGGAGGATCGTCACCAGCTTCTTTAGAACCCGCAATTTTTCCCCCCGAAATATTGTTCGTGGGGACATCTTCTCTAAGGATATTTAGAATGCGTTGAAGCTTGGCGTCATCCATTAGATAGAGTTGAGAATATCGTAAACTTCTTGGTCGATCTCTAGGTCATCTAAACCAGACTTGGGGTATTCTGGGATCCTATTGAGGAAAAGAAGAAACGTTTTTAGGATTGACCAATACTCTTGATCAATTTTATAGAATAACAAGGGGACAGCACCTTCATCAAAGATATTGAAGCAAATGATAAGGTGATTCAAGATGAGGTGATACTTTAGTTCACCCCCTTGCACCAAATATTTTTTCAATAGGCGTTTGATATATTTGAATCGCCGCATATCATTTTGAAAATCCTCCATTGTTGCCGCAAGAGGATTTTCGTAATATTTTATAGCGAATAGCAAATAGTTATCATCATTTAGTTCATCAAATCGCATTTAGAAGTTATGCGGCAACAGTAAGTGTCCCTGCAGCGGTACCAATAGCGGCGGAGTTCGTGATCGTGGAGGTAGTGTTAGTACCTTTGTCCTTGATCGTGCCACCGTTCAAGGAGAGAGCATCAGCACCGATGGACAGCACGTCACCTGCATCAGTTGCACCAGCACCAGCACCGAGGGTCAGCGTGAACAGGAGACGATAGGTACCTGTACCAGAGGCGTAAGACAGGGTGTGGTTGCTGTTGGTATCGTTGTCAAGTTCGAGTTGAGGTGTACCAGTAACGTCCACTTCTTCGTTGAATGTCACACGGACAGACAACGTACCACCAGCAGCTTTGCTGAAGGAGGTAGTCAGGATATCGATGTTAGTGATATCAGCGGCACCAACGGAAACTGCCAGACCGCTAATAGCGACCAGCAATTCAGGGGTGGCATCGGCATTATCACACCCGGTCAGAGCAGACCCGCCACGAAGGACCCAACCTGCATCGGTAGCATAAACTTCTTTCTTCTCGGTAGCAGTCAAATTCTTTGGCTTAGATTCGTCTGCGTCCGATGCTCCCCAAAGTGCCATGTGTTTCTCGTTGGTTAGTCGTTTAGATATTTATGTCATTCCTTGGTTTGGAGGGCAGCGACGACTTGCTCAAGAAGGATGTCATCCATCTCAGTTTTAGTCATTGCAACCGCCTTCCTAAGGATGGCGACACAAACGTTGATCATCATCTCTCCCAGTTCCTCGTTCTCGGGGATCTTGGAGACTGCATCCATCACAATTTTGGATGCGATAGGAAGTAGGAATGCCATTAGATCGATGCGGACATCAATCTATATATCAGCAGTCCCATTTACGAAGTGACTTATTGATTCTGCTATCAGGATCTGATGCAGTTTTCTTAGAAGTCAACTTCTTTTTCATGCCCTTCATACGTGCACAGAATGAAGCACGACGGGGGTTACCTTTCTTCTTAGTAGGTGCTTTTAGATCCGAACCAGGATTCTGACGTTCGTAGGACTTGCGTCCTTTTTCATTCAGACCGCCTTCCTGGTTCTTCCCGGACTTTTTTTGCCAGTCCTCCAAGAAACTAGTGACGCCTGCAGCAATAGGATCAAAGTTCTCCATGCCTGCAGCGTTGATAGCGTCACGACGCTTCTTCAATCTGCCTGCAAGTCCAGTGCCTTGCTGAGCATCTTGCTGGATCTTCTGCACTGTCTGCATGCCTTTGATTGCCTGCCATGCAGCGAGTCCACCTGCAACCAGACCAGCACCACCTAGCACACCTTCCCGTTGGAACCGATCACGGAACTTACGGAGAGGCATGGACTTGTCACGAAACTCTTTTTTAGATTCGTAACCGCTGGGTTTGGACCCATCCTTAGTAGAAGAACGACGACCCAGTGACTTCCTTTCAGAAGACTGACTCATCTTGTCAGGTTTACCATACTGAGACTTGAACTTCTCCTGCACATCGTCCTCAAAGACAGGTGCACAGGGAACTTCCTCACCTTGCTGCCACGATGGTTTGAGTGGTTCAGGTTTGACAACATCCTGAATCACCGCAAACGTATCACCGTATGCATCAGTGAGTTCAATCTCCTCCCTGAGTTGCTTGAAACTCTTCATCAGTCCGACTCCCCTTGACGAGGTTTGTATGGGTTGTGACTTGCCATCCGCTTCTTCTGAGCAAGTTTCCCTTTGATCTTGTCAACGGGTGTTACACCTTTGTAACCTTTCTTGCCAGGTTGCTTCTTCTTACCCTGAGGTTGGATGGGTTTACCACGGGAAGACATCACACCACCAGTCTTCCGCATTTCACGGGAGACTTTGTCAAAGGCACTCTTGCCGTCACGGGTTCCACCCTTCTTAGAGTCCTTACCAGTCTTGTAATCCTTTCCAGTTTCCTTGGCGTAACGAGTACGCTCAATCATCTGGAGTGCTTGCTCTTCTACAGAGTCAAGCATTGGGTTATAGGAGTTAGCAAGAGGAAGTTTGGCACCAGTTGCCTTAGGAGCAGCACCTTTAGGGAACACCTTGCGACCTTCACCAGGAAGGAGAGGACCCTTCATGATGTTTTCTTTTGCCTGCTCACGCTTTTTCTTGGTCTTAGCAAGAATACGTGCCTTAGCAGCGTCTGCCTCACGTTGGGGAATACGGTACCCGTCACGGTCAGTTTTCAGACGCTCCCTCGGAGGTTCAATCTTTGCCTCAGTCTTGAGTTCAGGATTGATGTCGATCTTGTTTTTGATGCCGCTCGTCTTGATGTCTAGTGACTGTTGACGCTTAGCGGCTTCGGAAAAAAAACCGTTGTCCTCCATATCAGCACGCCAGTCGGAGTGCTCCTTCTTCACAGTCTTCTTCTTCGACTTGCTGCTGCAACCGTAAGCTTCCTCAACACCATCTTCCTTGACACAGTTGGGGACAGTGCGTCCGTTCTTGGTCTTGGTGCCCTTAGCTTTGTAACCCTTCCAGCAGCTAGAAGCACCGACATTCTTACGTGCCTGCTTCATGCTGCCTTCTTCGATTGCAGTCTCCTCCTTCTTCATCTTCTTGGCATCCTTGGCAGCATCATCCTTTGCACGATGAGCAGCACGCCGTTCAGCGTTAGCGTTCATCACACCAGTGATTTTCTTAGAACGCTCCATTGCCTCAGGACTTCCGTCCCGTCCAAGATTACCTGCCTTGCGGTACATCTTGACGTAAGGCATCTTCTTCTTGCCTTCTTCGAGGACTTCTGCCTCTTCCTTGTTCACAAACTTGACTTTGATCTTGTCAAGTTTCTTCTGACGAGTCTCATCAGAAGTGTAGGCAGTACGCTTGGAGATCTCTTTGTCAGACAGTTTCTTGCCTTCAACGTTCAAGGTCTTTGGGTAGTCCTTGTCACCAGGTTTGGCAGGTTTCTCACCACGCTTACGCTTAGCATGGATGTTGTCCCAGAGTCCCTTCTTCTTGCCTTCTGCAAGATCAGGATGAGGGGCATACAGAGGTCCCTTGTAGTTGCCTGCCCACACAGACTTCTCTTCGGAGACACCCGTCTCCTTATCTTGGCGACGCTGAGTGCCAACTGCCTTCATGGTGCGTGACTTAGCACTCACACCCTTCTTGTTCTCTGCCTTACGGGTAGGACGAGGAGACTGGGGTTTGGACTTGTCGTACGCCATGGAGAACTTCTCATCCACGTGCGACACTTCTTCACGACGAGTGTCCTTACCATCGGGTTTCTTGCCCTTGGCACGTTGAATGGCGTTATGAACTACACCAGCGTGTTCCTTTGAACCGCTCTCAATTTTGCCGTCTCCGTCATGATCCTTCGACGCCATTTTCTTAGACGAATAGGAATCACCTTCCTCAAGGTGAGGGCGTCGGAGGGCATCATACGACTCTGCCCAAGGGTTACTCATCTTACGAACGTGTATTTACCGTTCAATTATTTAGTGACTCAAAAGTCTTGGGGGAGAATGAACTTATCGACCTGCCTTGAGTCAGAGATCCATGCTCTGAATACCTTTTTATCTTCACCCATACAAATAAGGTGGTTGGCACCCCTACGGAATACCTGACCCACCTTACCGTTGGATTCAATGAAGGATCCGTTCTGGAAAATGTCACCAGCAATGTACTGCTCACGGATACTACGCTCATCCACCGGGATGACGTTCAGCATCACGAAGTTATACAGTTGCCCGTTCGCCTTGAGTGCTAGCTCTGAGATTTCTTTTGCTCTTGACTGTCGTACAACGATACTAATTGCATCAAAACCGTTTTCATAGAGTGAGGAGAGGACATCGTAGATGGTCTCTGCGTTTGCGTCGTCAACGAAGGCATCGCCAATCTCAGGATATGCATCTTTTAGTTCTTGAATGTTGGTGTCCCGACTAGGGAAGACATAGAAATACTCACCGCCAGAGATCTCCTCAACGGTGGTGAGAATGTTAGCAGTTACCTCGTCAGAGTCAAACTTGTCGAAGGCAATTGTAAGGGGGTTCTCCCTACTGACCTGTTGAAGTGCTGCTTTCGCTTGTCCATTGGCAGAGTTGGGATTGGGTTCCGCAGATGACGGTCCCCCTTGCGCCACCTTTCTAGCGTAGTCATCCCCATCACCGCTAGTTCTTTTGGCTACAACGGATGCCTCTTTTGATCCTCTCGTGCCCAGTTCATCTGTACTCGACGCAGTTGCCGAGTACATTTGTAGTTGACCCTTGACCGTTTTTGCTTTCAGGTTGCCCTGACGGTCATACCAATCTCCGTGTCCGTCCCCGACGAGACCCAAACGCTTCGCTTCTTGCGATGCCTTGGTTACGCGGGCTTCTGTTATGAAGGTCGAGAACTTCTTCACTGAGTTTACTGTAAATTTGATCCTGATACTTCTGGCACCAGAACATCAAAGGTGCTCGGTACTGCTTGTATTTATCGGTATCAGTAATCATCAATACAAAGCGAGCGAAACTGTTCATCTGCCGCTTTCTTGACATCCTACGGTTACCCTCAGGGGTTGCCCGATAGATCTCAATAATAGAGTCAATAAGTTCATTCATTAGTCAATAGTCAAACCGTCACACCAATTGCCTCGCTCATTATCAGAGAGAGACTCTACCTTTGTCCTCAAATCATGCTTCTCAACATCATAATCGCAACAGATGTGGTCTTGGTTATAGAAATGCGGGACAAACTTTTCATAAACTGGAGCAGTCTTCTGCTTGAAAGCAGTGAGATTACATACTTGATTGATCTTGACGCCATTCCTAACACACTTCTCTCTGAACTCGCGAGTCATCTGGGAATTCCACACGTCTCTATCACGAGTTGCTTCGTTGCAAGCACGCTTCAACTGCTTCCGTAAGCAACCATCCTCTTCTTCTGGAGTGTGCTCTCTGAAGTCACACTCACACTTGATTACATTCCGCCAGAACTCATGAGATGCAAGGATGACATTAGAACTGATGCTGTGGTTCAGTTCAGTAATCACCTTCCTAGAGAAGTCAAAGGAAGGCATGTCTGTCTCAACCATATCGGCGGCAGATTCATCATCAGTGACTTCTGCACCTAAGCTCTCGAAGATGCTCTCTGCCACAGCAGTCTGATATTTCAGATGAACTTTGGCACCTACAAAGTCCTTAGGTCTGGCGTATGCTCTATCACCAGCGACCAATTTAGTCCCACCCCAGGACACAATTGCCATGGGTTTTACTGCCAACAAATTACGGAAGTACAGAAGTTCTTCCCCCATTGAGGTCTGCATGAAGGAAGTGGCATGCTGCTCATTCCTAAACAAGAAAGGCATCTCGATGATTGACCAGTCACTTTCAACAAAATCTGGGAACTGATCACGCTTCTTTGCAAACCGTTTCTTGATTACGTTTGCAAAGATCGGTACTGGCATGTCTGCTAGTTGGATCTCATTGTCCCTCAACATACCGAGGACATCTCCCCTATTGACGGGAACACCATTGTTATATTTGTTACTATATTCTTCAGCGGTCATGATCTCAAACGTCACACGACCTGGCATTCGTCGTTCCATGTGGCGTTCAAAAGACCTCGCAATCCTCATAAAAAAATCAAGCGGTTCGTTTGTGATGACCCACTTGACTTTATAATTTGCAAGATACTTAGGATTGACCTTTCCCATCTAAACCCAATAACTTACTATCCTATGATATTTAGGATCCAGCTCATGATTCTTGGGTTTTTGATGGAGGATAGCAAGTGCTAACTCAGGTCTAAACTTCAAAGAACCTTCCTGACGAGGGGCAACTCCATCTCTATAGGAGTAGATAATGGGAGGGAGACGATGCCTTTTGATCTTTTCGTTGTGATAAAAGTCATCGGTGCCAGCATACTTAGCAACGTACCCTTTGGGGTCCTGGACCCAGTGACTGTAGATGTGAGTGGCATCATCCCAGGCAATGACACTGGAATTGAACAGTGACTTGGTGGGGTTCTTGACCTGAAACGGGAGTCCTTTCCAGGAACTGTAGACCAGAGCGAATGGACTGTTCGTCTCTAGAATTTTGTTGATGTTTCCATGGATAATCACGTCCAGGTCGAAGAACAACTTACGTTTGAACCACTGGATCTCAGGGCGAACAAACATATTGATCTTCCACCATGCTGGCCACCAGTTTTCCCAATCAAGGTACTCACTAACGTCAATCTCTACTACTGTGACACCTTCTTTGATGCCCTCAGGGTTGTCGGTGAAGCAAAAAAATGGTGCATCGGTTTGACGACGCACCATGTTGTAGAGTTTGTTTACATACTCTGCATCAAACTTGTCTCCAATCTTGATGCAGGTGATACAAAGGTCAGATGTCGCCATCCTTGCGGTTTTCTGAATAGAACTCACTGAAAGTACCCTCGGGATAGCGTGCTTCCAGTTTTTTGATATTAGTATCTAGCACATCATTCATGTCGATCTCCAGTGCCATGCATGCTTGTGCCACATACCACATCACATCGCCAAGTTCTACCTTCAGGTGATGCAGATTGTCATCACTGGCAGGTTTGCCTTGGAAAATCATCTTTTTGACAATCTCCATGAACTCTCCACCTTCAGCAGAGATTCCAACGGCAGAAGTCAGAAGGCGTTGTACAGCAACTTCACCACCAAGTTCTTGAAGACGGTAGATAAAGGCATCAGAATCCTTAGATTCAGTGCTAGTCACACCGTTTACGAAGCGTTGGTAGTTAGTAAAGTCTACTCCCATTTGAAGTCGTCGAATTTGGATTTGGATTTGTGGTTGTCGTCTTTAGACGTGTGCTGTACTTCTACGATGTCATCAACCAGGTCGTCCTGTGCTGTTTGCTCGCAGTCGTACAGTCTCATCTTAGCACGATCAATGCCAACTATAAACCTCTTGTTCATAGTTGGATCATTGTATCGATTCTTCAACTGTTTGACCATTATTTGGCTAAGTCGTTCCATATCTTCGGTAGAAACCAAAGCGAACATAAGATCAGCGGTAGCTGGAAGGCCAAATGATTCAGAAGTATCAGTAAGATTAGGGTCTGAACTAGAAAAACCAGAGCGAGTAGTCTGCGTAGCTGAGACCACTGGGACAGAGGCTTCGACCGCGAGCCCCCGGAGTTCTTCTGCGATTGCTTTGACATAAGAATAAGAATTTACGTTGGCAGCACCTCTATATCTCGAAGACGCACAGATATTGAGGTAGTCCACAAATATTATATCAGGGGTAAAAGCTTTTTTCAACTTCAACTCTTGAAGCAGTGCACGGAAATGTCCTACATGTGCTGAAGCAGTAGGATATTCCTTGACAATCAGGTGTCCTGATGTCTTTGCAGCGATCTTTGCGATCTTTTTCTTGAACACTTGTTCAGGTACGTTCTGTATGTCCGAGATGTTGACATCGAGAAGGTTAGCGTCAATTCTTTCTGCAATTTTCTCTTCAGCCATCTCCAGTGTGATGTATAGAACGTTCTTTCCTTGGAGGAGAACACTGGCAGCGACGTGGCACATAAACAAAGATTTACCGACGCCAGTGCCAGCCAAAGCGATGTTGAGCGTCTTATCACTGAGTCCACCCGCAGTAATCTTATTGAAGTATTCAAGATCAAAGGGTGTTTTATTCTCGATTCTGTGATAATACTCATAGCGATCCTCGGAATCATCGAGGTAATCGTGTCCAACGCTTTGATCGAACCCGACAGCAAGAGCATCGGAAAGGATGCCCGGAATTGCGTCGGGGGAGAGCTTGTCGTCTGCACCATCAGCAACCTGGATACTTTTGATCAGTGCTAGGTAGATGGCACGTTGTTTACACCACGATTCAGTGGTGTCCAGCAACCATTTGCTCTCAGATTCTTCGGTTTCCAATGAGGAAACCAACTGAGTGATGGTGGTGTGCTCATCCTGAGTGATATCAGTCCTCTTTTCAATCTCAATGTGAAGCACTTCCTTGCTAGGGAGTGCGTCATACTCAGTAAGAAAAGAAGCAACCTGCTCAAAGACTACCCGATCAGTCCTTTCTTCAAAGTATTCGGGTTGAATGAACGGCATCACCTGCCGTGCATACTCTTCGTCGTAGATCAGGTTGCTAAGGATTGTTAGAGGAATCCTTTCGCTCATTCACCTCCACCGTAAGTGAACTCTTTTTGTGCTGCCTCGTCGAGTCGAGACATTAGATCGTCCGTGAAATACTTTTCAGGATTGCTGTACACCTCTTTAGCATACACCTTTTTCCCGTCAATTTCATACCTGTTACCAACCTTCTTGATAACACCAGTTGACTCGCCCAGTTCAAGCAGTCCGTAGTAGCGATCAAGACCGCGTTCATCGTAGTAAAGACGGATGGCAGCGACCCTGTTCTCACGACTCAGACGTGACTTGACTGCCTTAGCCTTGATAATGTTTCCGACGATTTCCGTTCCATCTTTCTCTTTCGCCTTGCTGAGATAGATGATTGTACTCGCTGCATACTTGAGTCCAGAACCCCCTCCCATCTCTTTAGTTGGAACGTAAGCTCCGATGACATCGTATGTATGGTTGGTGACAATGAGCGGCACATTGGCTTGACCTAGTTTGAGGGTGAGCATACGGAAAGCACCTTTGACAAGTTGACTTTTTGTCATGTCGCGGGTTTGCTTGTCCTCAAGGACATCCTTGATCTCCTTTTCAGTGGAGAGCATGCCCAGAGAATCTAGTACAAACATCATGGGTTTCCTGTCATCTTCAGGAAGACTTAGATATTTGTCAACAATCTTCAATGCCCGGTTTCGGAACTGTTCGATGGTGACGACCTGCACGTGACCGAACCTGTCAAGGTCGATACCACGTGTCTCCAACATGTTCTTCTTGATAGCAGATTCTGTATCAAAATACATGACTCCACCATCAGGGTGCTTCTCCAGGAAGTTCTTGACTACCGCAAGGGAGAAGAATGTCTTTCCTGTGGAGGTTTCACCAGCGATTGCAGTGATTTTGTCACCACTAATTCCCCCATAAATGCTGCCACTAACCAGGGCATTGAAAATGTAAGAGCCAGTGTCAACAAATCGCTCCGTATCATCGACATCCGAGGCGAGTTTCGTATAGTCATCCCCAATCTCCTTGATGATGTCCTTGAAAAAATCCATGTCAAATACCCAGTAGTTTGCGTTGCCTCTCAAAGTATCCGTGGAGGATCCACGAACTGCTATTCATTTTTTCCTGTCCTCCGACACCCCATTCAAAGATAACTCGCTCATTGTCTTTGAACCGTTCGAGTTCTGGAGTGTTAGTTGCACCCCGATCTCCTCCATTACAGAAGACAACAGTCTCTGCAATCTCTAAGCACTTTTCAATGGCACCACAAGCACTGTCATCAGCGTCATCCCATGAGACAACAGCGTCTACCATATTCAAGTGACGGACAATATCAGCACGCTCAGTCCAACACTGAAAATACTGCCCTTTCTTACGCTTCAACCAAGGATCACCGTTCAGTCCTACCACCAGGTAGTCAGAATAGTCCTTGGCACGCTCAAAATAACGAATGTGTCCGGAGTGGATGGGGTCAAACCCACCTGTGACCAGACTAACCTTTTCAAAAAACACGAGACTCATTCAAATAACATAACCAAATTGCTCTCGGGCAATCTTTTTATATGGTCCACCAGGGTTATCAGCACGAATGTCCTTGATGTGGACCAATTTCTGGTAAAGAGCAGTGTCACCACCCAAACGCAGTGCGTTGACGATGGTGTTCAGTTCTTTATCGTTGATAGGTAGTTCCATAAGGGTTCTTATGTAGTTTGATTATAGCAT